GTGCACTTGTTTTGGCACTTTAGGCAAAGCAATTCGCAAATTTTGCACTTCATAGATTTCACCAATTTGACCAGTTTTTGATATAACGATAACATCATGTTCTTTATTGTATCCATATTTCCACTTTTTACCTTTATTGAGTCTACTAATAGTAGTCTTCTTTATTGGTTCAATTATTTTAACTAAACTTTGCTCGTACATTATTTAGATCTACCTTCTGCGAATCCTCTAAAGACTTTTTCCTTTACCTCTTCAGGTGCTTTTCCCTCAAGTAAGTTCTCTTCCTCTTGGATTCTGTTAAGTATTTCGAATGCGTCAAATATAGCTAGTTTTTTAGTAGCTGCAGCATTCTTTAATCTATCCGCTGATATATCATCATCTGAATCTACAATTGGTTCTTTTGCTACCTTGATTAATTCATCAACAGCTTTATGTCCAGCTTGGATTATATTCCTCTTCGTCTCCTTGATATTCATACTTGATAGTTATAAAATTAGATAAAACACGATATAGCCGCTCGCCATCAATAACGAACTCATATTCACTATTTGGTCTGAAACCAACTAGTTCGTCAACTTCAACGGTACCATCTGAATATTTAACAATACCAATTAAAGGTCTTTCTTCATCAATATTAAATTGATCTTTAGCTTTTAAAGGTTTCACAAAACAAAATCCTTTTGGGGCGTTCCATTCGCTATTTCTTTTATATAGAAATATTTGGTCTTGTGTTATAAAATAAGTATCTTCGTTAAAATAACTTCTACTATTCTTTTCAATACCTTTTACATTATGCCACCTTCTAAAAACATTGTGATGTATAATAACCTCATCTCCAGGTATAATATCTGTATCACCAATAATAGGTGTAGATATAACTTTTGCAATTCTGTTTACAAATTGATGATTGTAAATCTCAGTATTTAATATAAGATCTCCACCTTCAACTTTTTTACTATTGTTATATCTTTCTCCTATTGGTGTTACAACAAAGTTGTAAACACTTTTCATTAGTATTCTAGATTATACTCTACAGACACAGCCATATTTTTGTTAAAGTCTTTCCATGGAAGAACATCTTCATCTTTTTTAATATAAACAGAGAATTTGTTTTCCTCTTCTATTATATCACAAATTTTATGTCCACCATAAACTTCCTGACCAACAGCATAGTGCATAGCATCGTTTTTATAATCTTTACCTACACTAATCTTTCTTATCAGCTTCGCCATTTCCTTCTGGATTAGGATTTTCAGGTGGATAACTTATTGTACCATCTTGTATGTTAATGTTATCTGTACCATATTCTTTAATGAAATCATTACGCATTTCTTGTATATCATTTTGTACGCTTTCTAACGCTTTAACTAATGCATATTTTTTAATTTCCATATTACCAATATCTACAGTAATATGATCAATTGTTTTAACTGTACTCTGTAATTTATTTAACTCTTGATCTGTAATTTTTTCTGGTTTTGGAGTTAAGTTAATAACTTTCTCCGCTTTCGGTGTTTTTCTTTTTGCCATTTTTATTTAATTTAAGTTAATTTAATTTGTTTTATTCTGA